TATATTGTATATAATATCTCCATCATTAAATGCAAGTGTTGAATCTATATCTGGTTGACCTGATCCATCATCCTCTGCTAAGAATGTCTGTCTAAGGACTGTACCATCATCATTTGAGTATGTAAGTCTTAGAGTTTGTATGTTTTCCTGTGCAGTAATTCTCTTTTGGAATGTAACTGGACCTGAGAATACAGATTCTAACTGGTTAGATGCACCACCAATAACTGTTAGTTTATCAGTAAGCACAATCTCTGAGAAGGTTTCAATAGTTGTACCTTCTTCACCCAACACATTTAATTGGGCAATATCTTCATTGGTTATCTGACCTGTAACTGGGTTAATAACCTGGTTACCAACGAATAACTCACCATCACTGTTAACACCTGAGTAGTAAGCAACACCTGCTGACTCCTTAAGTGACTGTGATAGTCTAACTGCATCCTTACTTAATACCTCCACCTGTGTAGATGGGAATGCAGTTGAGTAGTTTCCTGGACCAAAACCTAGATACTCAAACGTGTGACCCGATGCTCTAAGGATTGAATACCTTCGTAACTCTACAAGTATCGGTTGTACTGAGTTGTCAGCATTTAGTTTGAGTGCAATCTTTCTTTCTTCAGCATCACCTAATCTGGATGTGACACTAATACCATTCAATACGTTTGAAGTAGTATTATATCCTAAGTTATTCTCAGATTCTAATAGAATAAACTGAGATGTTTCCTTAGTGATACTTCTTTGTGTATCCTCATTAGGAGTTGGTGAAGCACCATCAGTGGTAGTAACAACACCAAGAGTCTCATTACTTGCGATAGATACCGCAGCAGAAGGGTCAGCAACTGGATTATCTCTGTCAAATGCAGGATATAAATCTACTGTTGCCTGTGAGAATGCAAAGTCATTAAAGTTAGATGTTGATGGAGATACACTAGCATTCAAGAATGTCAGATAGTATACACCGTCAGTCACACCTCGGACGAACTCTACATGTGTTTCTACAGCATATATGTAATAGGTTTTACTATATGCAGGACTATTGGTCTCACTACTTCGTGGCTGTAAAACGAAACCAGTAATGGGCTGTCTGGGAACAGGGAATGAATCCTTGTCCAATACATAGCGATACCTGTATATCCTATCAACCAAGTTTCTAGCATCTGGTATTCTCCTTACGAATGTAGTAGGTGTGAATCCAAGGTTCTGATAGAGACTGTTTGCCTGTAGTGTAGTGTAGATAGTATTCTGTGCTCCATCTACCTGAATATACCACTGGGCGTTTACTTCATCCCACTTGATCGGTGAATCATCATCACCTGACCTAGTACCTGTAACTGTGGTACCACTCGGATTGATTTCTGCATAGTGTGTAGTTGGTTCCGATGCACCTGAAGCAATCAAGAGCACATATAGGCGATCTGGGGTGTTAACGTCATCACGTCTAGCACCTACAGTATATCCCTGCACTTTGCTTGGTGGTCGGCCTGTCTCTACCGTATAACCGTAGAGAAATAGTTTTGTTGGGTCTGCAACACTCTTCGTCTTAGATATATCAATGGTCACCCAGTTGATAGATATCTCCTCAACATCACTCAGATCTTTGGGTGGTATAACGTGTGTTATCTGCCCTGCTTTATCCTTCGTAAACGCTGCTGCTTTAAAGCCTTTAGATCGGAGAGAAGTGTTACCAAAGTTTGAGTTCGAGTTGGTAATCGAGAGGTCTCCTCCACTGTCAGAGAAGAAATGATCTCCGAATCCGACTGCGAACACAGAGACGACTTGGATGAAAGCGTCGTTTGATGCTTTGATGTGTCTGTGTCTCCATCCTTTTCGGTATTGTGCGAGTCCATTAATGTGAGCACCAGATCCCGCAGCTTGGGGTTCATATGCTCCAGTAGTTTGGTTGTATAAGACGAATGCTCTGTCATCTTTCTGAAGTGATATGCCAGTAAACTGGGCAACAACCATTGACTTGAAACCTGTTGCTTGACTACCGTCAGCATGCATACCATTGATACCCCAAACTGATCTTAACGAACAGTTAAAGACGTATGGTGATGCAGAGTCAACTGTATCAATCTCGACCTTGACTAGTACGTTGCTACCTAGTGCGTTACCTGATGGCTCAGCAGACATCTGGTAAGTAAATTGGTTACCCTGTGCGGACGTTACTAGGAAACTACCGTTGTATAGCAGAGCATCTTGGTCAGTAGGACCAGTAACTCCCGATACGTTAACAGCAACACCAACAGAGAAACCGTGGTTCTTGGGGTTACCAAGTTCATCCACGGTAAATGCTGTTGCAGTTTGACCATTCCTTATAATCTGAGATACTGCAAATTCATCAGATATTGGACCAACGATTCTATTCTCTTCAATCCTTGGTTGCATTTGGTCTTGATTTATGATACCTGAGGTATCAGGGATAACTGCGTATCCTTTTGAAATCTTCTGATAATATAACTCTAGATCTTCTACGTTAGCAAACTCAAAACAAGTAATCTTATGATGTGAGAAGTTTGGTGCAATTTGTGATAGGTCATCCCTATAATATACACCTGTGTTGTCACCATCAAAGAATGACATCTGCCAGAAATAGCAACCACCAGTTAGTTTGAATATAGCAGACGCAACTGGTTCGTTTGCAGCAGTTATACCAAGTGATCCTTGTACTGTTGGATATGGTACAAATTTAGGTACAATCTTAGTTCTTCTGAGGTCAGATCCGATTACAGACACACCCCTTGGTGCGATAATTCCACCACGAGTCGAGTTGAATTTATAAAGCTCGTTAGAGGGGGAAGTCAGGTCAAAGTTAGTATTCTCGTTGAATGGTTGAATATTGTTATAGTCAGCAATACCTGGTCTATTATCTACCACATACTCTGATGGATAGAGGTATATACTAAATGCGTCAAATTCGTCGTTTGAAAGACCAACCCTATAAGAGAATCTTGCTACTTCAAGGAAAGCACGTTGCAATGTCTTGAATGGACGCAATGCTGAGTTACCTCTATTGTCATAAGCGTCAGACGCATCAAAGTCGTCAGGGTTGACGTATATAATACGACCAGTCCTTGACGTAATAATATTCTTTAAGCGGGTTAATGCCATTTATTATTATCCTTGATGTAGTTATTTAGGTGCGATATTAAGGTGCAGCACCACCACCGCCACCACCAGTAGCGACTTTAGTCAGTTGTACCACTGGGAAGTCATCTGAGTTTGTTTCAAATCCATTAACCACATAACTAAGATCTGCTGCACTAGAATATACAAGTAAATTCTGTCCAGGTCCAACTATAATAGAACTGTTTTTATCGGTAACATTTGCATCTATTGCTTTACCATAGAAGAAATAATCCTCAGCATCATATATTCCTGTCTGGTCTGTATGAATACCAGTACTGATAGTTGCCACATCAAATGTTAATGCAGCACCTCCACCACCACCTAACTGAGAGTCATTGATAGTGAGAGTATCTGATCCAGCATGACCATACCCACCATCTAATAGGGTGATAGTCGCTGCTCCAGATCCATCTACCACAACAGTTACCTTGGTAGATGCAATGTCTCCAGACCCACCTGTTGAGTTAGGAGAAATACTTGTGTATGTACCCTGTGTCCTTGAGCCATCAGCAGCACCAACGTTATTAAACGTTAGCATCTTACCATCTCTAACAGTGGTAATTACTCTTGTACCATTATTAAGAGTAGGAGTATCATAGAATGCATCATTAACAGCAAATGCCTGTGACCCTTCTCCTAAAGTAACTTTAAGATGACATGACATTGGATACCATTCTTGGACATATCCATAAGGTCCTACTTCAACACCATTTGCCTCAATAGTTTGAGTAATCTGGTTAACAGTAAATGTGTCAGCAGCAGCGAGTGCTTCACCACCAACATCATAAACATATATCTCTGTGTATGTTGGGTCTGACTGGACTGATGCTTGGAAACCAACTCCAGTTGTAGATCCAGCAGGGGATCCATCTGCATAGGAGAATAGCAAGTTGGAAGTAGTATCAGTAATTTCAACTGAAGTATATGCACCTGCTGTACCTGCGGTACCTACCTTACTTACTCCTGCTGTATACTCAGTACCTGAGCCATTAGTACCTTCAGCATCATCTGCTGAGAATTTCAATGGATAGTTACTACATGTAGCATCTGATAGGTCATACTTATATGTCCTGTCAATATTAAATGTAGGAGCATCAGCTAAAACGTGGTCGGTTGCGACTGCACTTGTCTCTGATACACAATACTTATTGTCAATCTGAGCAGCAGCGTTACCTGGGAATCCTAGAATTGCTGTTGCGTTAGATGAGGATCCAGTTATTGTCTCCGCTTCTGTCCAAAAGTTTAAGAGATATACACCGTTATCTGTTAAAAGAGTAACAGCAACACCGTTGTTGTGGTCAACATCAGCAGTACCATAACGACCTCTACTTACAGTTAAATCATTACCGTTGACTGCTTCAATGGTCATTATCTCGTTATCAACTTTGATAACACCACCACCAATGAATCCAGTAGAGTCAGCGACTGTTAATGTGGTATCACCTGCTGCATATGTTGCACCTTCATCAATAGTTGATGTTGTTGCAGATTCAGACCATGCATTAACCTGTGACCCTGCCACAATAGCAGCAGCAGAAGTACCAAGAGCACCTCTTGTGATAGTAAGAGTATTAGTCAGTGTATCAATACCTGAAGCATTGATAGTTACAATTTCAGCAGCAGTAACGGTACCAATGGTGATATACATTCCATCTGCAAGACCAGTATTACGAGATATCTTTACTGAAGTAGAACCAGATGCTACATCTGCATATTCAATATACATTGTAGGACCTACACTTCCTCTAAAGTTAGCAGTAAATCCAGAGGTAGAGCCTGTCAGGGTTTCTCCACCGTCGAATGTACCTGCCTGTGAGTCTGCTTGTAAAGGAGTAGAAGAAACTGGTAGGACTTTAGTGTAGTAAACAGCGATGTCAGTAGGTTTGAATACATCTAATAGCTTTGCGGTTGCACCGTTAGTGGTAGTAAATGTAGTACCAGGAATAGCATTACTCATTGTAAATCCTGGGTTAAGGGTCAACTTATATGCTGATAGTGGGTTACCCCTTTGAAACTTGTATGCGGATGAGTTTAATCCATCCAAATGTAGCACTTGGTCATAATCCCTAAGTGCAGTCCTATATGTAGCAGCACTACCTGATTGATTGCAAACATTTAAAACTGTGCTTGCTGATCTCTCCGTATTGCATCGATATAGTACTGTATTTGTGGTTGCCCCTGGTTTGTCAGCGGCTAGTCTTCCTGCTGTCATTTGTTAATTACCATCCTGACATGAAATGTTGTTGTAGTCTTATCTGTCCTCCTAAGACAGGTGCTGCTAGTGCTCCACCGAAGGTAATAGCAACTTCTGAGATGTTATTCGTAGATAACAATGTAGCATCAGCATTCGGGAATTGAATGTTTACTGCCTCAGTGATATTTGTCATGTCAAATGATACTATACCATTGACATTATCTGGGTTATTTATCTTAGCAAGCTCGAAGGTTTTATTCTTCAGAGTTTGTGTCTTTAACTCTGACACTAAGATGTTTGTACCCGAAGTATTTAAGGGTGCTTCTGGTGGGTTATCTGGGAAACCAAAGACATATGTTTGGTTATCCTCTATATTAGATAGATCTAATTGAATCTTTCTACCCAATCCATCAGCAGGGTCAGTATCTGCAAAAACTGCTCCCTGATATACCTTATTACTTAAAATCTGTGTTGATTCAGTACCTACAATTACTGTATTCAAGTCAGGAAATACTACTGTCCTATCCTGAGTTAGATTTGATGCGTCAAATATTACATAACGTGTAGGATTATTCTCATCATCAGAAGGTGTATTAGAGAATGTGGGGTTAACCATATTCTTGTTGAATACATTCTGATTTGTTATATCATCAAGTAATGTAGATTGTGTCTGTGATGCACCAAAGTCAGGTAGTTTATATGTGTGAGCACCTGGTGATTCCCATGCGTCAGTCTCAAACTTAGCAATCTTTGCTGTATCAGTGGTACCTGTAATCTGTAGCTCAGCATCCTTTATAAGGATAGTCTTATTAGTTAATGTCTGGAAAGTATCGTTAGCAACTAATGTAGTAGAAGTATTAACACCAACATTGGGTAAATCAAATCTTCTTGTACCTGACTGTGTAGAAATGTTATCTACGTTAAACTGTGCTCTCTTAGCAGGGTTTTGGTCACCTGAAAGTAAGAAGTTAACATCAGTCTGGATTATAGGTGCTGCAACTGTGAAATATCCACTACCTTGCGGTTGCATCTCTATATTAGAAGTTGCCGATGCAGTATCAATTCCCCTAATCAATAAGGTACTACTACCATCGGTATTTGCTCTTCTGCTATTGTACAAAGCAGCAGAGCCAAAAGTTAATCCAATCTCATCTATTGCAGATTGGTACACTCCTGTGTCTCGGTCTAGGTCGAAGGCTATTCCTGGGGCTGTCTGTGATCCTGCACTCACTCCACGGAAAAGTTGATTAATCTTTGCTTTTCTATTCGGTATTAGCGGGTCAGAGATAACAATAGGCATTATAGCTTCACCAGTCACCAAATCATTAGAGATTGTTTCTAACTGTGATATTCTTTTAGTTGCCACTGAAATTCAAGACAATTTGCTACAGTTTTATTTATAAGGCTTATAACTGCCTATTTTTATTGGTGATAATGATGCAATCATTGGCATAATCTGCCTTCATATTTAACTCATCATCGGGATCCCAACAGAGTTCTTCGTAGAGCATATTGAGCTGCTCCATGTCTTCGTATAATTGATTTGGATTAGGCATAAGTACGTAGGCATTTATTTTTGTTAATATCCTGATGTATTTGTTGATACCAACACATAAATAGTGGTAGAATTAGAGGATAACAAGATGACCTAAAAGGTATATATCATGTTTCAATTAAACTTTAATTTTAAAAACTATGCATAATATAATTTCGCAAAATCAACTAGCTGAGTGGAAGCATTTCGACACTAATCGCTGCGATTTCACATCACAAGAGGAGAATATTGATGAATACTTCGCTTGTATGATAGATGCAGTGAGTCCAGAAGCAAAAAGAATATGTCAAAGTCTTCTTTGCTAAGAAGTCAAATGTTTTATACTTAAATCACAGGAGTTAAGCGAAACTGCATAGAAAAAGACCCCCATAAGGGGGTTTTTTTATGAACCAATCACGATATCGTTTTCGTGAAAATCAGGGCCAGTTGGTGGTGGCACGATTGGTAAGTAAAATCCACGTGGAGTCTTTGGTTGAATTATTTGAATAGTTTCATCAAACCATCTATTCAAAGAGTCGGCCATACGACGAAATCCGTAACCAACGTAAATTTGTCCTGCGAAAACTGATACAGTGCATGCACCCCAGAAAATATAATACCATCTACTCTTCACTTGAGCTCTGAGTTTCTCCCTCTTCAGTTTCGACTTTAGTCCTGTCATTATCTTTATCCATTTTCCTAACTATTCTATCATAGTCTGCTGCACTGTCAAGTAGTGCCTTTTTGAGTTCGTCATAACTCCAATTAATATCTTCCATCGGTTGAAAAACTAAGTGATACTCTAGGTCCATGATTAAATGGGTGATGATAAACATAGGCAGGTATGAAGATAGCATCTCCAGGTCTTAACCTATGACATACACCAGTATCAAATTTGTATGAGGTTTCTCCTATTGCTTGTACAATAAAAACGTCCATGTCATCATTATGACGACCGAACGTATCTGATAATTTACTAAAAGAAATATAGGTATGCATACAATTCATACCCACATCCTCTATTACTGCTTCGTATATTGGCATTATAGTAGGTGGGACATATTGTCCTGTGCCAACTATTACTGGGAGAATTTTATCTGGCCATTTCTCGTTAGAATACCCCCAATCTCCATCTAATACGTCTTCATCTAGTTTCTGGATTATATCATCCCATGTCACATCAGGAATGGGATAATATTGTTGTATAAATTCAACTCCTTCACTAGAAAGCATCTAAATCTCCACCGTGTCGTATTCCTGTTGCATATGCAGGTGGTTGAAAGGGATCCTCTTTAATAGTATTCTGGACTTCTGCCCAATCTGCATCAAATAATTCTAATCCCTTATCAGTAAGCACATGCTTATATAAGTTATTGAATATTTTAGGTGGCATGGTAACAACGTGTGCACCATTCCAGAATGAGCGAGTCACCTTATATGCGTCACGAATAGATGCTGCAAGTATCTGAGTCTTTGCTCCTTGCACTCTATACACTTCACTTATTGATCTGACAACCTCCAGCCCAGCCACGCTATTGTCATCCAACCTCCCAATAAAAGGACTGACGTACGTAGCACCTGCCTTTGCAGATAAGATAGCCTGAGCAGCATTGAATATAAGCGTAACATTAACTTTGATTCCCTCTTCTGATAATATTTTACATGCTCCGAGTCCTTCTCTAGTGCATGGTACTTTTATTGTAGCAACGTCACCAAATTTCTTTGATAAACGTAAACCTTCCTGTAACATTTCATCGGCATCACCAACTACCTCCATGGAGATATCTGGTACACCAATATCCTTTATCTCAGAATAGACATCCTCTGGATTTCTACCTGACTTCATAATAAGTGTGGGGTTAGTTGTTACCCCATCAACGAGACCTGTTGCAAACTCCCCTCTAATGATGGAAGTCTCAGCAGTATCGAGGAATATTTTCATTTTGATTCTTGCTTTTTAATGTATGCACGTAGCTCAGGAGTTTCATCCCAACTCCACTCCTGATTATGTTGTGGATTCTTTTTCTCAATCAAATGAGTTTTTCTGATGATCTCAGATTCACGTAATTTCATAATAATTTACCTCCTGGAGCCATTTCAGATAGTGCTTGAGTGACATATGCCTGTGTCCCTACTGGGTCAGGTTTAAAATCATCAGGGCTTGGGATATTTATCTCTGGATTCTCTGGGTCTCTGACCTCAGAGGCTACAGGTGAGATTAATAACACAATTCCACTAGGAGTTGTTATTTTAAGAGTATGACCCTTAGATGCTAGAGATAGAGAGAAATCTACATTCTCTGCAAATTCTTTTTGGTCTAATGCGATTATATTCATGTGTATGTAATCATGTCGTCTGGGACTGTCTCACGGAAATGAGCAAGAGTTTCCTCGAAACCCTGTGCACCCTCACCATCAAACTTCCAAGAAATCACCTCATCGTATCCTTCATTGTCCATGATCTTTACTTCACGTTTTGAAATATTAACAAATACGTGTTCGAGGTAGGTTTCGGTATCACCAGTGATGTCCATAGGTCTAGCGTATGTCTATTCAGTATACATCAATTTAGCATAACTGGCAAGCCATATATCTGCGTTGGACCACCTGCACAACCTGCTGCGAAGTAACCTGCACCTACAGAATATGATGCCATCCCAGTCCCCACCTGGTTTATCAAGGTACCCATAGGCACAAACTCAGAAATAACACCAGTTGGTGCTGCTACGAATGTGGCATGGAATCCATTGGTACTACCTGCAAGTATATCTGCCATGGTAGCTGGTAAGGTCTGTCCAATGGACATCCTTATCTGTGTTGGTGGTGCAACCGCAGGGAATGGTAAATCACATGTGATATCAATTATAGCACCTTTAACAAGAGTAAACTGTCCAGTAATAGCAGCGAATGGGTTGAATAGAGCAATAAACTCAAATCTACCTGCATTTAGGAATGATGTAATCCAGTTTGCTTGGTTGACTATCTCACCATCAGCAATGTTTTCAATAGTATTACCTTCTATCTTAACGTTTTGTGAGTTAACCATCAAGGACTCAATACCTGTCATGCTGACCTTAGCACCCTGTATCTTAACCTCACCAGTATATGCTATGTCATGGTCACCTTCCTTTCTAGCAGCAGACTTCTGCTCAGTATCATCTTTTAAATCACCTGATAATTGAGGACCATTAGGTGTCCTTCCCCACTCATCAGCATCAGGTGGATATGGTATCTGATCTACTGGATAGAAACCATCTGAGCATTTCTCTTGTAATGCTTTATTTCTCTTATAGAGTAAGAAGTTACCTCCTGACCCTAGATCATTTGCTTGTGCTGTTGTATCAGAATCTACAACACCTGTAGTAACGTTAGTATCTACATCACTTACATTTCCACCAGTAGTAGAAGTATCAGGGTTATCAGAGGATCCCTCTGAATCTGACTGTGGACCTTGTGAATGATTTTCATTCTTAGCACCTGTTACTTCCTCATGGAAGTTACCCATTACTTTAAGATAGAAGTCACCCTCTACTGTGAGAGTATAGTTACCTTTAATAGTCTCACACTTATCCTTAGCAATAATCTTAGTCTCATTGTTAGGTACATTAGTATGTCTATTACCCCATGAGTCTTCAAAACTACTGACACCACCTGGACCTGATACTATCCTCTTCTCTTTACCTGGAGTTGCATCATTAATAATCTTACTACCATTAAGTGATGTCTCTGTCTGCATCAACTGTGGGTCTATCTGTTGGAACATCTGGTCGATGTAACTGGTAGCACCAGTGATAGCAGCAGTTAATGAGTTAGCACCTGATATTACTTGATCAAATAGACCATCAACATCTGATAATACTATTAAAAGATCTGCGCA